CAATTTACCAAGTATAAATTGAATCAATACTACGATTGGCACTGTGATAGTTGGGACAAAGTTTATGACCAACCTAAAACTCCTTCTCATGGTAAAATTAGAAAGCTATCGATGACTTGTCAGTTAACCGATGGTTCAGAATATAAAGGCGGTGAAGTAGAATTTGATTTTAGACAATACGATCCACCCCAAAGAGATGAAGCTAAACATTTAAGAAAAGCACATGAAATATTACCTAAAGGTTCTATTATTGTATTTCCGTCATTTGTTTGGCATAGAGTTAAACCCGTAACATCGGGAACGAGATATTCACTTGTCTTATGGCATTTAGGATATCCATTTAAATAATGTATATAAACGAATATTTTAAAACTCCAATATGGATTGAAGATAAACCCGAGTTTGTTAAATCATTAAACAAAGCTAGTGATAAATATATTAAGGCATCAAAAAAAATGCCCGAGGGTAAAACATATCTAAAACAATTTGGTGATTTTGGCAGATCCTGGCATTCAACACCATTAACAATGGATAATGATTTTTTAGATTTAAGAAATTATATAGGACAAAAGTCTTGGGAATTTTTAGATCACAGTGGTTTTGATATGCCACAATATCAAACTATGTTTTCTGAAATGTGGGTACAAGAATTTTCTAAAAAAGGTGGAGGTCATCATTCAGCACACATCCATTGGAACCAACACGTATCAGGTTTTTATTTTTTAAAATGTAGTGATAAGACTTCTTATCCTATTTTTCACGAACCGAGAACCGGGGCAAGATGTACTAAATTAAGAATGAAAAATCAAAAAGGGATATGGCCCGGAACAGAGCTAGTTAATTTTAGACCGAAACCAGGAACCTTAATTATATTTCCAGGATATCTAGAACACGAGTATGCAGTCGATCACGGCAAAGCACCTTTCAGATTTATCCATTGGAACATCACTGCTATCCCTAAAGAGATGGCAAGAAATGTTTAAGAAAGATAAATACTGTATTATTCGTCAAGCTATCTCAAAAGAGTTAGCGGCCTTTGTAGCCAATTACTTTTCTATTAAAAAACAGGTTTATGATACCTGTAGAAAAACTCGATTCATTTCTCCTTATGAACAGTTATTAGGTGAGTATGAACCCGCGAATGGTCAGATCCCACATACCTATTCAAGTTATGCGGATATCGCTATGGAAACTTTAATGTTGAAGTGTCAGGCTATAATGGAAAAAACTACAGGATTGAAATTGACTCCTTCATATACCTATGCCCGAATTTATAAACAGGGGGATGTTCTTAAAAGACATAAAGATAGATTTAGTTGTGAGATATCTACAACGATGAATCTGGCAGGAAACCCTTGGGCACTCTATCTTGAACCTTCTGGTAAAGAAGGACTAAAAGGAATTAAAGTAGACCTTAAACCAGGAGATATGCTGGTCTACAGAGGCTGTGAACTAGAGCATTGGAGAAATAAATTTAAAGGTAAAGAATGCATTCAAGTCTTTTTACATTATAATAATAGCAAGACACCAGGAGCTAAAGAAAATATCTTTGACAAGCGGCCACATTTAGGTCTTCCCTCGTGGTTTAAACGATGATATAGTTCTTTGATGGGGGCAGTGACTCCACCACATACCTCACTGCTCCCTTTAAAGGACTATATATGTTATTAGGAATTGCATCATTCGCAGAATTACCCATTTCAACGGCAGGACCGGATAATAGTGTAACTATTTCCGCGACAAAAAATGCATTAGTTATTAGTATTGGTAATCCAGGGATTACTGCAGATGCAATTATAGAAGATCCTACTGGTTCTCAAGTAACTCTTGGAATTGGAACAGTTACTCTTACAGCAGATGCTAATCTTACTGCTGTCAAAAACGAACTAGTATTAGGTACAGGAACAGTCACCGTTACTGCTGGTGCTAACATCACGGCTGTTAAAAACGAACTTGTAATTTCGTCAGGAACCGTTACAATCACAGGAACTGCGAATGTTTCACCTACGGGGAGTGGATTAACATTGTCAACAGGTACAGTCGCGGCTATAACATGGAGTGAAATACAACCAGGGGCAACTATGACTTGGACACCAATAGACCCAACTTAAAATTATGGCATCAACTTATTCAACAGATTTACAATTAGAACTCGTTACAACCGGTGAAAAAGCTGGGTTGTGGGGTACTATTACTAATACTAATCTTCAAATTTTAGAACAATCAGCAACAGGTTATGTCAGCATTGATATGGCAGCAGCAAGCGTTACCCTTACTTTAACCGATGGAGCAACATCTAATGGTAAAAATATTTATTTAAGACTTTATGGAACTTTAGCCGCTAATAGAACTTTAACGATGCCTGTAACCGCAGAAAGAGTTTGGATTATAAAAGATGAAACAGTTAGAGGAAATTCAAATTATACTTTAGGAATTTTAACGGCTTCATCAAGCTCAACAGTTGCAGTTCCACCAGGAGCTGTAATGTTATGCAGATCCGATGGAAGTGATACTGTAGGAGCCATTCTTCAAAAAGGCTATGCAACTATTACAGATTCTAATACTCCCTATACAACTGTAGCAGGAGCACAAATTCTTGCTAACACTTCAAGCAACCCTATTACTGTTACTTTACCAGCTGCAGCTTCTACTGGAGATGAGGTTACAATCATTGATGCCCGAGGAAGTTTTCAATCTAACAATTTAACCGTAGGTCGAAATGGATTAAAAATTAATACTGGAACTTCTGATTTAACACTAAGTAATAATGGTCAATCCATAACATTAGTTTATGTAGACGCAACACGTGGCTGGGCCTATAAAACTAATTATACTTCATAGGAGCTATAAAGATGGCTCTTACATCTATACAATTTGCACCCGGAATAGACAAACAAGATACGGCGATTGGAGCAATCGGTCGTTGGGTCGATTCTGATAATGCTCGATTTAGATATGGTCTTCCTGAAAAAGTAGGAGGCTGGTCTTCTTTATTAACGGATACAATTTGTGGAGTAGCTAGAAAGCAACATTCTTTTGTAGATTTAGATGGAAATAGATATGTAGGAATTGGAACCGATAAATTTCTTCTTATTTATTTTGAAGGTCAACTTTACGATATAACTCCATGGCGTTCTAATAATGCCGGAGCTCAAATAACTTTTACTTCTTCCACTTTATCAACAGATAGTACTGTCGTTAAAACTTGTACAATTACAACAACGACTGCCCACGATTTAGCAGTGGGGGATATGATTGTTTTAACTTCTGTTACTCTTCCTGGTGGAACGGGTTTAACCGATGCTCAATTTGAAGATAAATTATTTCAAGTTTTAACAGTTCCAAGCGATGTTACATTTACTATTGATTCATCTGCTCAAGCTAGTTCGGCTATTAGTACAGGTGGAAGTATGACCGTTCAACCTTATGCAAGTGTTGGACCCGCAGCTCAAACTTATGGCTATGGATTTGGTGTAGGTAATTATGGTGGAACGATTACTGGAGTTTTAACTAATGATTTAGATGGAGCGTTGAACGCGGATACAGCAGGTACAGGTGGAGTTGGAACTTCTATTACTTTAACGTCTGCAACAGGTTTTCCAAGTGCAGGAACAATTGCCGTTGAAAATGAATTAATAACTTATACAGGAGTTTCTACAAATGATTTAACGGGTTGTACTAGAGGAGCTGATGGAACCGCTACGCCTGGAACTTCCAATGGTCAGGCTCACGGAGATGCTACAACCGTTTCTAATGCCACAAATTATACAGGATGGGGAGATGCGGTTCTTGCATCAACTATTACTTTAGAACCAGGACTTTGGTCTTTAGGTAACTGGGGAGGCGTTTTAGTTGCAACCATTTCTAATGGAAAAACATATACTTGGAATTCTACCATTGCTGCCCGTTTTACTACACGAGCTTCCACTCTTACAACAAGTTATGTTACAGCTCTTACTGGAGATGATGGTAATCCTACGGCGAGTAGAATGACTTTAATTTCTCCAACGACTAGGCACTTAATTCATTTAGGAACAGAAACCACAATTGGTACTGCTTCGTCACAAGATGATATGTTTCTTAGATTTTCTGATCAAGAAAAAATAAATGTATATCCTCCTTCAGCAAC